CGCTTCAAAGACGCTTACCTATCAGGCGGTATATACCTCGGTGGAACTGATGCGGATCATAAGCTAGACGATTATGAACAAGGCAGTTGGACACCTACGTTAAAAGGGGCAAACGCACCTACTGGGGAAAATTATAATGTACGACTTGGAACTTACACAAAAATTGGTCAAATGGTTTATATACAATGTTACGTTTCTGTACTTAGTCTGGGATCGAATATGACAGGAACTTATGGTTACATATCAGGGTTTCCATTTACCATAGCACCTGGCAGTGACCAGTACTCTACTGGAAGTTTTCCATATGTTCATAGTCTTGGACAAAATGTTAATAGTTTACATGCATACGGAAATCAAGGTACTACTCAGGCTTATGTAACTTATCTGAATGGAGCAGGAACAACTTCATCTTATCTTTCTCCATCTGGATGGGGAAGTACACCTACAATAATGTTTGGTATGACATATTTTACAGACACATAACCCTTTCAGAGATTGGGTCGGACAGGTGACATGCTAAGTCACGATAATTAAAATAGGAGACAAAAAATGGCTATTACTAAAAGAACAGAACAAGATAAAATTGAAGTGGTTGGAGCATTCAAGCACATTCAAGTGAGAACAGCTACGGTGGTTGAAGAGGACGGTGTTGAACTGTCTCGTTCATTCAGCAGACATGTTGTTTCACCAGATGCAACCGATGAAGCAGTTGCTGCTGAGAGTGCAGACGTACAAGCAATGATTACACAGTTTCATACTGATGCAGTAAAAACTGCATATGCGGCACATCTTGCTGCGACAAATCCTGCTGGTGAAGACGAATAAATAATCTTGTAATATAGGAAAAAAACAATGGCAGCGATAATCACTGAAAAATTCAGACAACATAATGCAGACCAGTTTCACGAGTCATTCTCAGAATCTTCTGCATCTAATTACTATTTGTTTATTGGTAAGAGTTCACCTTTTACTGCAACAACTAGTGGAGGGGCTGATACAACTCCACCTGTACCACAGGATACTGTAACAGTAGAAAGTTACAAGTGGGACTCGATGCTCGCTGCCAAAAGAATTGGTTCTACAGACGTTTCATACGTTATTCCTCGTAGAACATATTCCAATGGTGTTGTTTATGATATGTATGAACATGATGTAACTTCAACAAACCCAGCAACATCCAGTGCAACTAATTTGTACGACTCAACTTTTTACTTTATGACTGCTGAATATAAAGTATATAAAGTTCTTGATAACAATAATGGTGCTGCGATTGCAGCTGGTGCTTCAGGGCCAACATCAACATCATCTACTCCATTCTTTGAGGGTGGATATTATCTACAATATATGTACACACTTACAACCAATGAAGTTAATAAGTTTGTAACATCAGATTTTATTCCAGTGAAAGTAAACTCTACTGTTTCTGCTGACACTGTAACTGCATCTGGTGATACTGCACCTTATCATGGCGCTCCAGTAAAAGTTCTTAGAACAACTGCTGGTTCTGGTTATTCAAATACTAATGGTACAAATGGTTCTGGTGGGGCTGGTGGAATTTACTATGCGCCTATCCTTGGAAATGGCACTGGTGGTAAAGTTAAGATTGTTGTATCTGGTGGCGAGATTAAAGCCTTTGGTTCTAATGCAACAACCAATTCACAAATAGAGGCGCCTGGAGAAGGTTACACTTATGGTGTTGTAAACCTAAACAAAGTATACTCGGATGCGGGCTTGACTTCTTCTGTATCAATTGGTTCTGGTTCTGGTGGTGCAGTTGTACCAATCATATCACCTCAAGTTGGACATGGTTTTGATCCTGTATCAGAATTAGGTGGCCACTTCGTTATGATGAATACTAAATTAGAACAAACAGAGACAGATGACTTTGCAATCGGAAACGATTTTAGAGAAGTTGGTATCGTTGTAGATCCAACAAATGCTGGTACAACAACAGTTGCAACTGCAACACAAACAAGAATGACACATGCAGTTAAATTTTCGTCTACAAGTGGAACATTTGAACCAGATGAAAAGATTACACAATCAGGAAACAATGCTACTGGTAGAGTAGTAGAGTATGATAGTGCAAACAAAATTTTATATTATCAACAAGAACAGTGGGAAAACTATGGAATTGATTCTAACTCTTCCTCTTCCACATATCTTACTAAGGTTTCATTCAGTGGAACTAATACTATCTCAGGTGCTACATCTAGTGCATCTGGAACACCAGTTTCTAACTCTCCCACAGAAACACTAAGTAATGGTGGTACTATTGCGTTTAGTGCTGGTGGCGGTGGATTTGCCGTACCAGAACTAGAAACAGATAGTGGAAAAATAATTTATGTAGAAAATAGAAGACCAATTTCTAGAGCTTCAGACCAAACAGAAGATATCAAAATTGTAATCGAATTCTAATCATAACAGGAATGTGAAATAAATGGCTACCAACTTTAATGTAAACCCATACTATGACGATTTTGACAAGACTAAGAACTTCCATCGTGTTATGTTCCGTCCCGGCTATTCAGTTCAGGCAAGAGAACTTACACAGTTACAAACTCTCATCCAAAGACAAATTAATAACTTTGGTGAACACATTTTTGAGCAAGGTTCAATGGTTATCCCTGGCGATATCAACATTGACATGGAATATCATTATCTTAAACTTGAATCGATTTACAATGCACAGGACGTAGAAGTTTATAGAACAAACTTTAAAGACAAAATTATTACTGGACAAACAACAGGCGTTCAGGCAAAAGTAATTGGTACAGTCCCATCAACAGATGACGACCCTATCACTCTTTACATTAAATATGAAAACTCTGGTACAGATGGAGAGACAAAAGTTTTTGCAGCTGGAGAAACTATCCTTTCTACAAATGCAGATAATACAACTGTTAAAAATCCATTACTCACAACCAATCAAACCATAGAATATGGTTCTCAGATTCAAGGAACTGGTAGTCCTGTTGGAACTGGCTCTGCTATGTTGGTACATGCTGGTGTATATTTTGTAAACGGTTTCTTTGTAGAAAACACTGAACAAGTTATTCTTCTTGACAAATATTCTTCAACTCCTTCTTACAGAATGGGTTGGACAATTACAGAAAGTTTTGTAACACCAGAAGAAGATAGTTCTCTATTAGATAATGCAACAGGTACATCAAACACTAATGCCCCTGGCGCTCATAGATTTAAAATCAATCTCACTCTGACTAAGAAAACACTTGCAGCAACAGACGATACAAACTTCTTAGAACTTGCTCGTGTGAATGGTGGTGTAATTGAACAGTTTAAAAAGTATGCAGACTATAGTGAACTTGAACATACTCTTGCTCGTAGAACAATGGACGAGAGTGGAAGTTATGAGGTTCGTCCATATCAATTAGAGACTCGTGAACATTTGAACGATGGAACTAATCGTGGTATCTATCCTCTATCTAATGGTGGTGATGTTGATAAAGTAGTATTTGCAATTGAGCCAGGAAAAGCATACGTTGATGGATATGAACTTGAGACAATAACTTCACAGTTTGTTAAATCTGATAAACCAAGAGACTTTGCTCGTGTAACTGACAAACCAATTCAAACTCCTATTGGTAATTATGTTCTCGTAACAAATGTTACTGGTTCTCCAGAGATTGATGAGTTTGAACCAATTAATTTGTACAATGATGTATTAGGAGTTGCTGGTTCTGGTAGTATAGTTGGTACTGCAAGAGTTCGTTCTTTCATATTACATGATGGTGATTTCACAGGAACGCTTTCTGAAACAAAATTCAAACTTGGATTGTTTGATATAAACTTAAATGATGGTATAGATTTTGAAAGAGATGTTAAACACTTTGAAAATTCTGGTAATACTTTTTCTGCAAACGTAAGTCCTAATTTTGTATCTCTATCGGGAACTGCAACATCGTCTTCTGGTAGTACAACCGTAACTGGTACGAGTGGTTCTTTGTTTGCCCAACAACTTGTTGCTGGTGATGTAATATATCTAAATGATATATTAATTGGTCGTGTAGCGTCTACTCCGACTTCAAACACATCACTAACATTAACAGGAAACGCTTCGGCTACTGTAACGAATGGTGGTATTAAAAGATTTTCATCTACTCTAGTTCGTCCAGATCAAAAGTTACTTGTATTTCCAACTAACTTCTTTAGAGTTAGAAAACTTCGTGGTGACTCTACTTCAAACCCAGACAACGAAAAATCTACTGCATATACAGTAAGAAGAAAGTTTGCTGCTGATACAGTTAGTAGTGGTTCAATCCAGTTCACAGTGGCTGGTGCAGAAGAGACATTCTTATCTACTGCAAACTTACAGAACTTTGTTTTAACTATTAATACGGCAACTGGTGGATCTTCAAGAAGTGCTGGAGATATTCTAGATATTACTTCAGGCAATTTATCTTTAAGTTCTTCTGACAGAACTATTACTATTAGTGGATTGAATTCACTTTCTAATAGTCCTTGTACAGATGGTGACACTGTAAATTTCATTGCATCAATTCGTAAGAGTGCAAATGATGCTACAGAGAAATCTAAGACACTTGTTAGTGATGCCACAATAGATATAACAGGGCAGAGTTCAGTACAGAACACAGAAATTACATTAGGCAAATCTGATGGATACGTCCTCAAATCTGTTTCAATGTCAGTTGGTGGTTATGGTTCATACTCTGCTTCAAATGCAATTGATATCACAGATAGATATGACTTTGACAATGGACAAAGAGATGCATTCTATGATCTTGCAAGAGTTAAATTGAAATCTGGCCAACCAGCTCCAACTGGTTCTTTGCGTATTACTTTCGATTATTTTAATCATACTGCTGGAGATTATTTCTCCGTAGACTCCTATGATGGTGTTGTTACCTATGTGAATATTCCAACTTACACTTCTGCTAATGGCGATGGTAACTTTTATGAACTACGAGATTGTGTGGATTTCCGCCCTCGTATTGATGATACTGGTGTGAACTTTACAAACGCATCTGCTAGTCTCGCAGAACTTCCTGCTATTGGTACAACAATGGAAGCTGACTTCTCTTATTTCCTTGCGAGAAAAGATTTGATATTCATGGACAGACTTGGCGAATTTGATATTATTAAAGGTGTACCAGCTTTAGACCCTGTTATCCCTCAACAACCAGATAATGGTATGGTTTTATTTGAAGTAACTTATGAACCATATGTTGTAAGTCTGAATGAGATTTTGGTTAAGAAGATGGACAATCGTAGATATACGATGCGTGATATTGGAAAACTTGATAAGAGAATTTCAAACTTAGAATATTATACTTCACTCAATCTTCTAGAAAAAGAAACTGCTGATCTTGTTATCAAAGACTCGTCTGGTTTTGATAGACTAAAGAATGGTTTTGTCGTAGACAACTTTACTGGCCACATTATTGGTGATATTAAAAACCCAGACTATAAACTTGCAGTTGATATGACAGAACGTGAAGCTCGTCCAATGGCATTTACCGATAATGTTAGTATGATTGAATCTGGTGATAATGATACTACAAGAACGAGTGCAAACTATGTGATGCACCAAGATGGTATTATCACACTTCCATACACACATGTAAGTCATATTAATAATCCATATGCATCAGACAGTTTTGATACAAATCCATATAAGGTTGCTGCATTTACTGGTGAGGTTAAACTTGTTCCATATTCAGATGATTGGAACGATGTAACTCGTAGGCCGGATGTGGTTGTTAATGACGATAATAACTTTGATGTTATTCGTGAACTTGCAGATGCATCTGGTGTTACAGGAACAGTTTGGAATAACTGGCAAGACAACTGGTATGGACGTAGACGCCAAGTTGGTACAGATATATTAAGTAGAACAAATAGTACAGTTGCTGGAAGAGTTGCTGGCGGCTTCAATTTCACCACAACACAAACAACTAGAAGTAGACAAGTGTTCTCACAACAAGTAGGACAAGTTCGTTCTGGTATTAGAACTCAACTTCAATCAAGTGTTGAATCAAATAATCTTGGTGATAGAATTACAAATATTTCTATGATACCGTTTATGAGAGCTCGTCCAATTTCATTCGTTATTGGAAACTTGAAACCTAAAACAAAACTTCATGCTTTCTTTGATAACGAAACAGTTACAACTCTTTGTCGCCCTGCCGATTTATTTGAAGTATCAGGTTCAAACATTGCACTAGACCCATTTAGTATTCAATCGCCTGGTTCATCAGGTTCAACAGATTCTGGGCGTATTGACCCTGTATCAGAAGACTCTGTACAGGCATTTAACTTTGGTGATATTATTAGAAACCAAACTCAAAGTGCAAGTTCTATTTCTGGTATTGTTAAAAATAGTTCTACTGTTGCAACTATAACTGTTGCAAGTACATCAGGCATTCGTCCTGGCCATCATGTAAGACTAAGTGGTATTGGTGGTTCTACTAGACTTAACTATAGAAATTCTAGAAAAAATAATTATCTAGTAACTTCCGTTTCTGGTAATACATTTACAATCACAGAGATTGATGGTTCTGCTCTTGGAACTATTAGTTCGTATACAAGTGGTGGTTCTTGTCAGAGATTACAAGCCTCTGCACATGTATCTAAACAAACAGTTACAGAAGATGGTGGTAATAATAGACAACTTTCTCTTGTAAATATCATAAACGGTTTTAGTGTAAGTGATGTTCTTACAGGAACTCTTAACAGAAAGTCTGGTGGAATTAACCAAGTAACTGTTGTGGGAATTAACGGTAGCACATCAACCACAACCAATCCTACAGTAAAAACTGATGCAAGTGATTTGGTTTCAGATCATCTCGGCAATATGGTTGGAGTTTTCTACATTCCTAATACTGAATCTCTTCGTTTCAGAACTGGAGAACGCATATTCAAAGTTATTGATAATGTAAATGCTAGTACTGAAAAGGGTGCATTTACATCTCAGGCAGAAAAGATTTATAGTGCTACAGGTATTGCTGAAGAAAGAGAACAAACCATTCTTAATGTAAGAAAGGCTGAGTTTGTTCGTGACCGTAGACAACAAAATAGAAATGTTAATAGAACACTTCGTAGTGGTGTGAACACATCTTCAAGGGTAATTGGAAGTAGATTTGTTGCCGATCCTCCACCACCTCCACCGCCAGCAAATAGAGGTGGCGGCGGCCGTGGACATGATCCTCTTGGACAAACATTTATCAACAAAGGTGAAGAGGGTGCATTCGTAACTAAACTAGACTTGTTCTTCCAGACAGCTGGTACACGACCTGTTTATGTTCAGTTAACAGATACTATTGATGGACACCCATCTAATAAAATTATCGCACAAAAAATACTACAGGTTGAAGACATTAATGTGTCTGATGATGGTTCTGTTGCAACAACATTTGAATTTGACTCCCCTGTATACCTCAAGGATGACATTGAATATGCATTCCTTGTGAAGGTTGATGAACCTGGCTGTAGAGTATTCTTCTCAGAAGTTGGTGCTACAAATCTTGCTGATGGACGTTTGATTTCTTCAAACCCATTAACAGGTACGTTGTTCTTATCTCAGAATGGTTCTGTATGGACACCACATCAGTATCGTGATGTTAAGTTTACTTTATATCGTGCAAATTTCAACGCTGCGGTTATTGGTACTCCAACATTTGTTAATGATAAAGTTTCCAAACAAAAACTACAAACTAATCCATTTGAAGTAAATACAAACTCAACAGAGATTCGTGTTCTTCAGAAAAATCATGGATTTAAAACTAACGATAGAGTTAATATTATTGGTGTTAGTGACGGAGTTTATGGTGCTAATAGTTCTACTATTGGGATTGACTCAGAATTCTTTAATGCAACTCACACAGTAAATAATGCAGATATTGATAGTTACACTATTACTGTTGCTAACTCAGATATTGTAGGTGGTACAGTTGCAAGTCTTACTCACGACTTTGTGGGTGGTTCTAATATTCTAGCTTCTAGAAATATTGCTGCAGATGTTGTACAGTTATCAGTATCACAAGTTAAAATTCCTGGCACAGATATTCAGTATCGTTGGACAGGAACGGATGTTGGGTATTCAAAAAATGCAACAACATTTATTTCTGAAAACTCAAACTACTATCCTACAGAAAGAGAAGTTGTCTTTTCTGAAGAAAATCAAAACACAAGTTTGAATGGTGGCAGAACTAATAATATTATTTCTGGTACATCTGCGAATGTTGTTTGTAATATGTCAACGACTTCATCATTCTTAACACCAGTATTAGATTCAGAACGTGTGTCATTGTGTTTAACTTCTAATAGAATATCTAACTATTCTAGAAGTTCTTACAATAGTACTGCATTGGATGATAGGGTTGCTTCTAATGCAACAGGTTCTATAGTGTTTAGTGCAACTAATAAAACTATGTCCACTAGTGTTGCTGGAGTTAAGGCTGAGTTTTTAACACTGGATATTGGTAAAGATATTACTATCACAAGTACTTCAAATAATAATACATCTTTTACGATTGCAAGTATTTCTTCTGATGGTGCAACAGTTGGATTAACAACGGCTCCAACAAATGAAACTACAAGTGCTGCTGTGATTACACAACACGAAAGATATCTAGATGGTATTGCTCCTACAGGAACAGTGAACGCATCAAACTATATCACTAAGAGATTTAGTTTAGATAACCCTGCTACTGCACTGAAGATTTTGTTTGAAGGTAACAGGCCTGACCCATGTTTAATTGATGTATACTATAAGATTATTGAAGAGGGTGATGTAAGAGATTTTGATACAATTCCTTATGTTCTAGGAACACCAGATGTTGTTGATGTACCAGATGAGAACCCACAGTTGTTTAGAGAAAGAGAATATACTATTTCTGGTTTAAATTCTTACTCAACTGCTGCAGTTAAAATTGAATTTAAATCGACTTCAACTATAGAAGTTCCAAGGATTAAGAACCTTAGAATTATTGCGTTGGCATTATAATGGATAGATTAAAAGTAGAAGGACACAGTGGACTAGAGAGAGATGCTAATAGTAAGGCTATTATTAGTACCTCTCGTACAACTTACGAATCTTATATGCAATCTGCAATGCAGAGAAAAAGTGAAAAAGATACATTAAGGGATACTGTAAGAGAGATAAATACTATAAAGTCAGAGATGCACGAAATAAAATCTCTATTAATGCAAATGATGGATAAGAACTAATGTCAGATAGAAACACACCAGCATCATTCACCTTTGAACAGTGGAGAGTAGAATTCAATGAACTCGCAGTAGATGTGGGTGATATTTCGAACTTGCCATCGTCCATCAACGGAACGTCTGTTAGTGATGTTATTGAAGCTATTAAAGAGATTGAGGATGGTTTATCAACTGTCTTAAATGCTAACGTAATTAACTTTGACGACTCTACAGGTGTAGGTAATGAAAGAATTAAATTTGGTACAAATGATGATTTACATCTATACCACGATAACACAAACAGTGTAATTTCTCACGATGGTACAGGCGATTTATCTATTACCTCTACTAGTGATATTACTGCAAATGGTGTTACTGGAGTTAACTTACAATTTAATGGAAGTACAAAACTTGCAACAGATACAAACGGCGTTCAAGTAACTGGAAACCTTCATGCATCTGGTAACATAACTGCTGATGGAAATATAACTCTTGGTGATGGAAACACAGACAGTGTTACTATCAATGCAGACTTCACATCACACCTCATTCCAAATGATACGAATACATATGATTTGGGTGCAAATGCAAAAGAGTGGAGAAACTTGTATCTAACAGGTTATATTGAAGATGAAAACGATGTGCAATTGACTTTCCCAACAGTGGGTGGCCCAATTGCAACTGAAGGATTTGGGATTGCTCTTGCCGTTGCGTTAGGGTAATCATTATAAATAGATTAAACAAAGGAAGAAACAGAAATGGCTATTAATTTTAAGAATGCATTTGCAACAAGTGTATCCACAAACAGTGGTTCACCGACAGATGTATATACTTCAAACAATGGTTCTGCCTGCAACTCAATCCTTATCGAACTTGATATCGCAAACACAGGAACATCTGCTGTACAGGTGACCGTTCTTATTCGTGACAGTTCTGCTAATGCAGCATTTCACATCGTAAAGAACGCTCCAGTGCCAGTTGGTTCTGCATTGAAAGTTGTATCAGGTCAAAAGATTGTGTTAAATGGAAACGATAAGGTTCAAGTATATTCTACTGCAGCAACTGTTGATGTAGTTGCATCAATTCTACAAGATGTAACATAAGGGGTTAACAATGTCTGATAATTATATTGGTGTTCCTTTTGTAAATCAAGTTTCACCCGCTTTTCAAAAAGAAGATTTTGCTGGTTCTAACCTTGGCACTCTTACAGTAGGTGGCATTTCTTATACTAATTCTTATGAGTTGTCTGCTGAAGTGCCAGGCTCGAATGCAGAAAATGTTATGGTTGTTCTTGACAATGTTATCCAAGAACCAGATTCATCATACACAATACATGAGAATGCGAGTTCCCAACCTAAAATTATAAAATTCAGTGGTTCGGTTGCAGCATCTGCCGTAATCTATGTAACTCATAGAGGTGTCAGTGGATTTCAAATGAAACCGCCTACTGGTTCAGTTGGTGCAGACCAACTCGCATCAAATTTAACTTCCTTTACTAACGATGTGTTTACTGGTAACAATTCGGCTACTGCTTTTACTCTGTCAGAGACACCTCCAAATGCAAACTCAGTTTTAGTATTTGTTGATGGTATCCTACAGAAATCTAGTACAAACTATTCAATAAGTGGCACAACACTTACATTTACTTCTGCACCAGACACAGGAGCAGAAATTGAAGCAAAACATTTTGGACTTCGTGGAGTAGTTCGTAGAAGTACGGATTTTCAATACGACTCGTTTACAGGAAATGGTTCTTTGACTGCATTCACATTGTCTACAAGTGGTGCAACAACAAACAGTGCATTCATCTTTTATAATGGTATTGCTTTGAAACCCACATCAGATTATTCTATTAGTGGAACAACTTTAACCCTCACATTTGCACCAACTAATGCATCTGAAATTATGGCAAGGTATCAACTCTAATGGCAAGTAATTCAAAAAATATCGCAGAACTCTTAAATGGTGACACTACTATTACTGCATCAGATTTATCTTATCCTTTAACTGGATTTTCTTCTACTGGTATTGACGATAACGCAGACGCAGTGGCACTTACGATTGATAGCTCAGAGAATGTACTTGTTGGTAAGACTACTATAGCCACAGGCACTGCTGGTATTGCTCTACGATCTAACGGAGAAGTTCGAGGCACTGTTTCTGGTGGTGCTTCGGCTCGGTTTTCTAGGCTAAGTTCAGATGGAGATATAGTTGGCTTTGAAAAAGACGGTGCTAGTGTAGGTAGTGTTGCAACTTATGGTGGTGATTTAATAGTTGGAACTGGAGATACTAGGTTAAGGTTTGTTGATAGTTTAGATTCAGTTTTACCAGTAAGCAATAGCACTGGTTCTTCAAGAGATGCTGGCATTGATTTAGGACATTCTGAAACCAGATATAAAGACATCTATACATCAGGTGGAATATACTTAGGAGCAGCCTCAAATTCTACACCTGTGGCGGCAAATTATTTGGAAGATTATGAAGAAGGC